CCCATTCGGAAGTCATCGGGGGTTCGGACCCCCCGTCTGGTTGCCTCGCTGGACCAAAAAGAGGTAGTGGTTAGAAAGAGGACCGGGAATAGTAACCCCGGGTCTTCCACTAGCCCCTCGACTGCTTGTCCGAAGGCTGACACTCGCGTAACGGTACCTGGGCCCTATTGGGGGGGTAACCCCCTTAAGGTCCGTATGTTGAACGTCTACCACTTCGTATACCGCCAGCATGGGTTCGATTTCCGACCCAATCGTGAAGATTTAATCTTCTTCGAATGGTTAGGAGCAACAAACCGGCTGGCCAAATACCTGAAGTGGAAGACGGCCAACATCCTCGCCCGAGCTCTAAGATCTAATGAGCTGGTACCTTGTCCTCTGGATCTCTCAAAAATTCCTCCTCACTTCGACTACTACTTCCGCGCCAATCACCTCGGTCTTTTACGGACCGACAACGGTTTTCATCGGATGAAGTTGAGGAGAAGGCAAACGGATCGTTATGCCTCCTTCGCTTTCTCCCTTTACCAATCCAAGGCGGCTGCATTGCCTGCCGAAGAGTGGGAAATTGAGAAAAGCGTCGGAGATGCTATGTTCCGATTGACTTCTTCCCCTCCTTCTCCCGGTACCCTCCATCTAGGAGGGGGGCTCCCGGATCTTACGCCAGATATTATGGAGGAGACGATTGACCGAGTCGTGAGACTCGTTGTCCCGTCTCCGCGTAAGATACGAGAGCGTCCCTTTCGTCTCCCCTCAAGGGGAGCCGTGATTGGCGCTACCAGAAGTGAGGGAGGTTCTCTTGGCTTCGTCACCCGTTTTGGTCATGGACCGGGTCTCTACATCCCCGACCGGTACCTCGAAGGTTTCTTCGAGGGGCCGGCCGGGGTCGTGGAGGTCCGGAGCGCCGTTGAGCCCGATGATATCTTGTGGGCTTACAAGACCCTTGGTGCGTGGGGGAGACATCCTATTGTGCCAGCAGTTCCCGTCGGTCTTCCCGAACCCTTCAAGGTCCGGGTTATAACGAAGGGCTACTGTCCCAATTATATTGTCTCCCGCGCGTACCAACCTGTCTTGTGGCGAGCTTTGCAGGATCACAATGTGTTCCGGCTAACGGGTGAAGAATGCTCTGAAGGAGTTATAAACTCCATGCTCGCAGAAGTGGATGTGGGTCGTGAGAGGTGGTTCCTCTCGGGGGATTACCAGGAGGCCACAGATCATCTGCCCTCGTATTGGGCAAAACTAATAACTTTGATGTTCTGTGAACGCCTGGGTATCCCCCGTGAAGAAATACCTCGTATCGTCCAAGCGTTGATTGGTCACTCTCTACCGGTCCTACGGGACAGGTCGGGAGGAATCGTGGTTCGTCCGCAGAGGGTGGGACAATTGATGGGTTCCCCCGTCTCCTTTCCCATTCTCTGCCTGACTAACCTCATCGTGTGCGTTGTTGCACACGAAGCCTTTACGGGCCAACGCATTTGTCAACTGGACGATCTCCCCTGGTTAATCAATGGGGACGACTTTCTGCGGACCTGCGAGCACGGATTTTATGATGTCTGGAAGAAGGTTGTAGCTTGGGGGGGTCTTATCCCTTCCGTGGGGAAAACTATGCTTTCCCAGAAGTATTGTACGGTGAACAGCAAACTGTACCGCGTTCGGGAGTACCATGATGATCACGGAACCCCGTACCTCCGGGCGCAACATCTTCCCCACGTACAGCTACAACTGGCGGTCGGTTCGATGAAATCGGGCCACATCGAGGACGGATCTTTTGTCCTCGCGTCCACGGATCCTAGATCCCGGTCGCGGATGTGGGCCCAGTTTCTGGAGAGTTGTCCAAGGAAGTCCCTGGGTTGGACGTTCCTGTTCGGGGCGAATCGTAATCTCCTTAAGGAGCTTTTTCGACTCTACCCCTCTTCGACTCTCTGTCTCCCGACCGAAGCCGGTGGGTTAGGCTTCCCTCTGCCCCCAGACACCTCTCCTTATTTTGAGAGACGCGCACCCCGATCTCGTGACCGTCTCCTCGCTCGGATGTTGTTGGAGCGAGGTACCCAAGAGCAGGACCGGCTCAGGTCGCAGTGGATTGGAGCGCTGGCAATCGGTGAAGACCGAGAGTCAAGCACTCTTCTCCACTCCGACCTGGGCCGGTACCAGGAGAAGACGGGTTGCCCCCTTCTCCTTAAAGACGTCGAAGATGATGAAGTGACTCTCCTTCCCCCCAGTCACTTGGCCGCCCCCCTTGCGGGTGGCTGGCTTGGTGTCCCGGATGTTCGAGACTCATTTCGTCGTCTTTCCTCGATCCGAAAAAAACTGGATCGGGCTCTTGGCGCGTATGGACGGTCGGGTCGGGGACCCTGGACATTACGCGAGATTTCGGCCTTCCTACTCCAGAAGAAATGGGTAAGATGTTATGGTAGGTACAGCGTCCGGACACTGGGTTAGTTATCGCCCTCGTGTCGTAACGGAGCAGCTTCGCACCCCCTTAACCCGCCCCTTCCTTTTCGAGTTGAAAAGACAAGCAGCCCCTGACGCGGATGTGTGAAACGTGTTGACGCCACACAGGCTCCGCGGTCGGTTCTTACCG